TCTAGTTGGATGAGATGTAACTACTGGTTTTAATTTAAACTTTCTAGCAATATCAATAGCAATCTCAGGGGCTGTTTTATTTATCCATACCTTAGAAGATTGTTCTTTTAAAGGATAGGATGCTCCTACACAAATAATTTTTAATTCACGATATTGATCTTGTTTAATTGGAAAAGAAACTATGTTTGTATATCCTCTAAAGATGCCAGATACTTTATCATTTTTCCAAGTAATTTCAACGGGCACTCCAGTCTTTATACTTTTATACAAAGATGTTGTAACACTTCTATATCTAATTTCTACAATGTCATGTTTACCCATTTCTTGGTGTAAAGTAATGCTGCGTGGTAAAGATGTTATAGAAGGAAAGTCTGGATAGGTAACTTTAAAAGAAGTACTTCTTCTATTTTGAAATCCTGGATTAAGCATTTGGAATCCTTAATTGTGTACCTGGTTGTATTGTGTCTGGATTTATAATTTCAGGATTAATATCTAAAATTTGCCACCATAAACCAGGACTTCCTAAAAATTTAGTTGCTAATATATCTAGTCGATCAGTTTCAACCCACTCATATATAAAATAACTTTGTAAATAGTCTGGGTAAGTTCTAAAAACTGTTAAGTGATACTCTTGCTTTTTAGCATGCCAAGCCTTAAATAAAGGTCCATTAACGTATCTGCTATCTAAAAAAATCATTTTTAATCCTTTATTTCTGGAGGATCGTAGAATCTGTGGCAACTAATTTGTATGTTAGAAAGAATAGGAACCATTCGATCATTAAACAGAGTGTGATTTATTGCAATGGATCCAACTCTTACTAAATACCTAAGTCCGTCTCCAAGATGTAACTCTACTTGAGCACCAGTTAAATATCCTCTATCTGCAGTTTTATCATTTAAACTAGATTGATAAATTGCATTAGGTCCATTTATAGTTCTGAATAAATATTCAAGATCATACATGGTTCCTTTTTTGTAAATCATTTTTAAATCTTCAAGTTTATTAAAGTTACCTGGGTAAGGATTAGTCGCACCTGTAATCAATCCATTTGAATCTAAGTAAGACATGTCTCCAATTCGATTTAACAGTAATGTAAAATCTACAGTGCTTTGATTTAATCCAGCACCTACAGGACCTATTCCACCATCTGCGCCGCTTTGAACTACTTCGGGATTAAATCCTTCAGCAATTCCCCATCCCATACTTACTTCTGTTGGATTGTATAGAAATTTAAATCCATACATTGTTGCGTCAATTGATGAGTCGGTTTTTTTATTATAGAACTGCGTATTATCTATACGACTACGAGACATTTGAATGGTTCCCTTGGCAGCGGGCGCTGACTCAAGTACTGTTCCAGTAATTGGATCGTATTTAATCGGGGTATACATGTTTTTTGCATCCGTGTAGTTACCTGCGTCTGACATTCCCCTAAAAGTATTTTCACTTTGAGGACCCTTGTTTCTAAAATATGCCGATCTAACCATTGGTGCGTTATAGGTGTAGAAAGGTGCTGGAGGAGTTGTAGTTGGTGGAGGATCTTCGGTAGCACCTTTTATTGGTTTTTCTTTTGCTTTCTTTCCACTTGGCTTTTTTGTTTTTGGATTAATCACAGGTTTTCTTGCATCAAACTCCTTTTTAGCAGCGGCTTGAGAAGAAGATATTAATTGATTTTGAATAGATTTCTTTAAAGTTTCAGCCGTATTTATCCTAGTTGTAAGACTAGCAATCTCTGAATTTTTATTAGTTATATTTAAAATGGCATTGTTTAAGTTTGCTTGTTCACCACCAGTATAAGGAGGCGGTGCATAAGCAATATAAAGGTTTCTTAAGGTAGTCTCTAATGCAGCCAACTCAACGTATCTTGCTTTTTTTGCAGTTGTTAATACATCAAACTCATAGACCGCTGCTTGTAATGCCTTCTGTTGTTTTGCTTTTTCAGCCTTAATGTTCTTTTCTTCATTAACTCGTTGTTGTTCGTTTTGAACATTAGAAATAATTTGGGTTGTAGTAAGCGTGCTAGATCCTGGTCTAGAATATTTATTAGGGCCACTTGTTATTAATCTACCAGCCATTATTTACTCCCCATTGTTTGAAGATCTTTATCATTTAATAATATTTCTTTTATTTTTTTGGCTAAAGAATTAGCCTCTGCTATTGATGCGTTGGCTAAATTTACATTTACATTTACGGTGCTTGTTCCTACGTTTGCAGTTGAACTTCCTGAAGTATGTTGTAAATACTTTCCACTAGTGTAAGTAGTCCATGGATTAAAGTTTGTTCCACCTTTAGAAATATCGTATGCAATTCGTGCATTTATATTTGGATCTTTTAAACTTTCTGGTCCTTTGTATCCAATAGATGCATATTTCTTTAAGTACGCTGCATTGCGTTTACTTCCCATATTAGGATTTCTTGGATCACTATTTTCCATATTAATTTGGAATAAACCATAAGAGTCATCCATACCAGTTGGGTTGTAGGCATTTGCTCTACCACCAGATTCGGCTTTAACAATTCCGTAAGCAGTTGTTAATGATTGTCCAGAAAATCCAGCATTTTGTAGAGTCTGCATTAACCCCTGATCCATGCCAGCAGTCATCTGTGTTCCCGTTTGAGATGTCTGTGCAGCATTAGCGGGAGTTCCAAACATACTTGATATTGCTTTAGTGCCTAGCCAACCAATACCAGATAAAATTCCTCCGCCAATTGCACCTGGAACTGCACCAACCCCACCAAAAAATGCTCCCCCAATTCCACCAGCCGCAGCACCTATGCCAACTGTGCTTAAAAATCCTTGGCCAGTTGCACCCGCCACTGCTCCACCAAGCACTGGTACCGCTTTTCCTAATCCCGTTAACCCAACTTTACCTGTTGTTTTTACTATCTCGTTTTTGCTTGCACCTTTTACAACACCTCCTAATACAGATTTTAATCCTTTGTAAGTTAGTAATGTTCCTGCAGCACCAGCAATTCCACCAACAACACCAGATACACCTGCACCAACATTTGTTCCAGAGAATCCTTGAACCGCACCCTTTAACTCGAAGAAGGCATCAGGTAATCCTTCTAAAGATTTATTCAATGCAGCAACGGCACCCGCTGCTCTTTCAAAGCCAGCAATCATTGGCTCTGTTCCACGCTCCATTAATGATGTCATTGATGTAGCAATTTGCATTTGTGCATTCGCTGGATTAGCAGGATTAAATGGTGCGTTTTCTAAATCACTGCTAATAGTTTTACCAGCAGCCATGTCTGTGAGCATGGTTCCAAAAATTTCTTGTTGTGCCTGTGAGAATCCAAGAGCCTTTAATGATTGCCCAGCAAAACCTTCACGCAAAGATAATGCCATTTGTTCTGCAGTAACTTGTCTGCCTTGAGTCATCCTGGTAAATAACTGTCTAGCAATATCACCAGTAGATCTAGCCGTGCCAGTCTTTGGATCAAAGGTACTAATACCGTACTGATAAAGATTTCCACCCATTGCACCAGTGTGTAACCCACCAATAGCCTGAGCCGCTGTTGCGTTTGGCATTCCTAGATAACGAGCAGCGCCACCAACTTCTCGCATCGCTCTAGTAAAGTCAGCACTACCTGGCATATAGCCATAGCCTTGAACGAGCATTGCTGCTGCTGCAGCATCCTCACCTGGTCCAGTAATTCCGCCACCTAATGCGCCAAAGGTTGCTTTTGCTAAACCAGCACGACTCATTGCTCCGCCACTGCGAAGTGATGCTTGGTAGAAGCCAGTTGCACGAGATACAGTCATGCCAAGATCTGGTAGTGCAGCGTATGCACCAGCAGCAACGCCCATGCCAACTTGAACTCCAGCAACAGTTGCAGCGCCCTGCTTGGTGTATAGCCATGGCATCATTCCGCCTTGGCCAGTACCACCACCAGCGCCGTTACTAAACTGAGCGCCACTTGTTCCAAGTGTCATGTTGGTTCCCTGACCAACACTTGGTGACAAGATATTAGATACTTGTTTTAGAGAGGTAGAAGCAAAGCCGCCAATTCTTTTGACGAGTCCTTCTATGGCACTTAATCTCTTTTCAGTTGTGCCCAGCGCAGAGTTAACATTGGAGAGTTGAGATAAGGGATCTTTAGCCACTTCTCATCCTTTCATATTGAACTCTGGCAACTTCTAACCAATTACTTCTTTCTCTACGAGATAATTCTTTTATCTCAGATAGAGACCAACCTTCATAATAATCACTTAGGGCAGACCATTCAGAGAACAGCCTGACATAACTAATTACATTAGAACTGAAATAAGGTACCTAAATTAATAGGAACCGTTACCTCACTTCCTGTATCAGGGTCGGTAACAACTACATCTTCAAATTGTGGACCTGGGGCTCGTTTGTTTATCTCTTCTATAATCTTTCTGCGATCTACAACGCTAAGTGCTTGCACTTGCGTTTTGCTATATACAGGAGACTCTCCTATACGTACTAAAGTGTTTTCAAGAACGAGAGTGCTTAATTCGGCAGAAGTTTTTTCTGCATTGTTAATCATCTCTCTTTGAACTACTCCGTTAGGAAGTTTTACTGTGTAATCAACGTTCTTACCTTTAACAATAAACACTCGATCATTTACAGGATCAGTAAGTATCTTTGTCTTAATATCTGCGTTGATATCAACTTCAACTAACTTTTCTTCGCCATCTGCAAACACGGGAATCTTTACTGTGTTTCCAAAGGTAGCCTTTAAAATTCCAAGTAGGATGGCATCTCTGTCTCCTATTAAAAGTTCATCAAGTAATTTATCAGTGGCTATTTCGTTTCCAATCTTTACAGTTCCTAGTTGTAGGATTGTTAAGACTGCCTTGCCTAAGTTATTTGTTTTAGAGATTATCTCTTCATCTTTACCTGTGAGTTCACGTACCTCTGCAGTTCTGATGACCTCCCCAGCGGCATTTACATAGCCGCCAGGAAGTTCAACAGTTGTATCTGAAGGAGATACGATCTCAGGCGTTCTTTCTTTTGGCGTTTCAGTTAACGCCTTATTTAACATTTGGTTTGCTAATGCGGGATTAGCCGCTGCACTAATGGTGTTCGTCATTGTTATCCTTTGTTAGAGTATGTTAAAACGCTGCTGCGTCTGTAGTTAGATTTGCTGCCCAGTTAATATTAAAGCCCTCATGAACCAGAGTCATCTGTTCCACAAGTAAAGCGTTATCGCCAGCGTTTAAGTCTGAGTATGCTACAGCAGTTGGCCAGCAGTTATAAACTTCCATACGCATTGCGACATGGTCAGTTGTTGATGGACTGTTTTGAGGAGTCTCACCTGCTGATGGAATTGGGTGTGATAGAACCTTGATCTCTAGATCGCAACGGAAGTTTTCGTTTTTACCACGAGTTGTTCCTCCGCCTTGAACTGTTGCAAACAAGTTTCTCATCCATTCCCAGTTTTGATTAGTTCCAAGAATTACACCACGTTGTAATGTAATAGGAGCAAACGTAGTTTGTCCAGGAATCTGGTGAACGGTGGTGTTGTATCCACCCTCACGGTAAGGAATAGAATCGGTTGTAACCGCCATTCCAGAGATTGATGTAAAACCAAAAGTAACTGCGTTAGCAAGATTGTTAGTTGCAGTACTAGTTGGTGCACCACCAACACTT